AAGAAGCTCTTGCGTAGGAGTTTAGAAGAGGCGTCTGCGTAAGGTAATCCGAGCACCTTAGTCCACCAGAACTCGGGTGTGGTCTCAGGGTGTTGAAACTTGTCAATAAGCGCACCTGCGGTCATCCAAGGCGCAATTAGGAGGGGTACCCAGTAGCCACTGATAGGGCGATCCTTGTATCTTGCGACCCATTGGCCATTTCGGCGTGCATACTCGGGCAGGATGTTCTTACACTTCTTGCAGATGAATGCCCGACGTTTGATGTCTATGGACATCTTGGCAGGGTCCTCGGTACTCCACGAGAGGAACTGCCAGTGCGCACACGATGGACATTTGACGAACCAGTGCTTTTGATCGCTCGCAAGCCAGTCATTATGTACGCCAGTTTCAGGCAGTGATGGGTGACTAAATGTGTGCGTTTGCTTGTATTTGGAGTGTTGGAGACGAGCTTGATAGTCAGCAATGATGTCAAGCTTGGAGCTGTCTTTTTCATCGTGAGTGAGCCGGTCAGCGGTGACCATGATGGCTGATTTCTTCGTCCAAGTGCCTCGGAAGTATTCCATCGACTTGCCGATTTGCTTCTGTTCGATGGAGTCCTTGTCGGCCACGTCCTCGAGCATGCAGATGTTGTTGGCAATGATTCGGTTCACCTTGCCACCTACGAACGTGCGCACATCGCCATCAGTCGGGAGCGTGTAGATGATATCCAGCCCGTACTTCTTGGCATCGAAGTGGTTCTTGAGGATTTGGCAGGTGCTCATTCCCACTTGGGCGCCTTTCATCACCGTCAGGTATGGCGACTGGTCGGCGTAAATATCAAATAGGAACGGATGGTCATCGAAGTCGATCGGGTCACCTTTTTCGTTCTTGATTTTTTCCTTGATGATCCACTCGTGGATGGTCCTATACTCCTTGGGGTTTTGTTTCGCCATGCTCTTTTATAATTTTTATGGTGCCGTCGGCATAGATGTGGCGCACATGGCCACACCATGCGCAGACCACAACAGCGTACAGGTATGGCGTAGAGTCAAAGTACGCAGAGGTGTTATTCGGGTCTTGTTTGGGTGATTCGTGGTTAGAGCAAACTTTAATAAATAAATGGTTGCAATATGTCATCGTGGTGTTTTTATAAAACTTCTAATGCGATCGATGGCAACGGCGGTTGATATCACACTACCATAGATCGGGCTTGATAGCGAACCGGCGAGACGTTGCAGGAAGCGCACTCGAGCGTTTCGGTCCTTGAGCATGTGCTGGCACACGTAGTCGTACTGGGCAGCATAGGCCTCGGCTTCCTGTTCTATTCGGAAATAAGGATCATCGAGGTATCGAGACCACCATGCATCAGGTTGGGTAGATTGCTGGCGAATATGGGTAGATTCGTGCGCAATCAGGTCATCAGGCACAGATTCGACCTCGGGTGCATAGATATTACCGTCGTATGCATAGATTGTAGTGGAATTTGGGCGCATTCCTGCGGAGAGGATGGCTTCGTATATGGGTGGATATTCGTGAATTACTTTCATGGTTTCCAGCTGTTACGTCTCATTTGCTTGGTCAGGTGCCAATGATCACCTTTCTCGCACTGGTAAACGCGCAATTCTTGGTGCGATTCTCTCATGCGTAGATTGCGCGCGGTCACAGCGGTTTTCTTGTCGTAGCACACTTTTCCATCGCAGTACTCGACAGACATTCTCATGCTGGTAGTTCGCCCTCTTTCTTAGCTTTTTCGAGACTACGTTTCTTGAGGTTATCGCGCAGAGTTGCGTGGTAGGCCTCGGTTGCTTTGACATCGTCCTCGTGAGTCAAGCCAACGTCGCCTTGGTGTTTCAAGGTTAGAGTTTCGCCGTATGCCTCGGGTTCACTTCTCTCGACAAGCCACTTGGAAAGACCAATATCCTTGAGGGTCTGAATTGCATTTGCGATGTTCGCTTTAGCAGCAAGAGGAAGCTTCGCTCGCATCTCACTAAATTCGTAAGAAAGCTTTGGGTTTTCATCGACCCATTTGTAGTACGTAGTTTTCGATATTTCCGCGTAATAGCAAGCTTGTTCGATTGTTGCACCTATGGCAAATGCTTCCTTAAGCTTTCTTACTACGTCAGGGGTCAATTTGGTGACTTTTTTCGAGATAGCTTCGCGCCATTCTTGATTCTTTTTTGGTGATTTTGGAGCTGGCATAGTATTGATAATATTACCATTTTCTTATCTTCACACAACACGTCGAGAAGAAGAGGGCGATCCATTTGTTTTGAACTCGAACATCTAGGCATTCCCGGCCGACAAGGTATTTCACATCAGCGATCGAGAGCCGGTCGAGTGGAAGAGGTTCATCAGGTTTAACTTTGTGTATGTCTAGGCTAGCCATTGAATTTCCTCACCATTCTTGATTACAGCCGGGTTCTCGGAATACTTGACCCAGCGACTCACGATTGCATCCACGTACTTTGGATCTAGCTCGATCAACCGCGACTTTCGGCCAAGCTGTTCGCATGCAATCATAGTGGAGCCGGAGCCACCAAAGGCATCGAGAACGATGTCGCCTCTCTCTGACGATCGTTTCAGGGCACGTTCGGCCAGCTGTACGGGCTTCTGAGTCGGGTGGATGTATTTGTTGGTGTTGTCACGCTTTTGGTACCAGACATCGAGGTGTTCAGCAAACGTCTTGAGACCACCTGTAGTGAAGAGTTCTGTGTAGGAGCTGAATGTCATGTTTTGGTAGGATGTTTTGCCCTGTTTCCATCCCAAGAGGCAAGGCTCGTAGATTCTGTGAAACTTCTGACCGGGAGAGAATATCATGCTGTTTTTGAGCCATATAATAGTTTGTGAATAATGCCACTTATTATCGCGCATGGCTTGCATGTTTATATCAGTTAGGCGTGAGGCAAACCACCAGTAGATATTTACGTCATCTGTTGAGAAGTCATAGAGTTGTTTGAGGACGGCATTGTAAAACTCAAGGGCTTCTTCTGGTGTTTTGTCATCATTGAAGATTCGGCCACCTGTACCGCCAAACTTCTCGGAATTATAGGAGAGTCCTTTCCCGCCTTTGGTTTTGTCTACGGAGTGGTAGTCGATAGAGTATGGCGGATCGGTGAAGATGAGACGGGCCTTTTCGTCACCGAGAAGCGATTTGTAGGTGTTCGAATCGGTTGAGTCACCACAAATAAGCTTGTGCTCGCCCAACTGGTAGATATCGCCCGAGACACTTTGCGGTTTACCGACCATGGACAGATCGGGGTCATCCTCTTCGGTTTCGAGTATCAGATTAGCATCGAAGCCGGTGAGATCGATCATTTGTAGTGAGAGGGTTTTCAATTCCTCGATCACTGTTTCCATTGTCCATTCGGATTCGTTGAGTTTGTTGTCGGCCAAGCGATATGCTTTGGCGCGATCTTCATCGATGTCAAGCACGAGTGTTGGCACTCTCTCAAGGCCAAGAAACTGTGCGGCGAGATATCGGCCGTGACCGACAATAATCACGTTGTTTTTATCAATGACGATGGGCTGGTTGAAGCCGAACTCTTGAATGGATGCGGCGATTTTCTTGATCTGCTTTTCAGGATGTTCTTTGGCGTTTTTGAAATAGGGAACAACTTCACTGATCAAGAGATACTCGATCTGCATTTGGTCATTCGTTGTTTTTTTACTGGTCGTTGTCATGCGCTTTTGTTGAACCATCTGGCTCATTTATCTTCAAGTTGATTCGGGCGTTTTCTTTCATCCCGACAACTCGAAGAAGTGCACGGATAGCTTTAGCAGTGAGGCCTTGTCGGCCGATGACTTTCCCCATGTCTTCGTGATTAACTGTAAGGGTCAAGAGAACGCCCATTTCATCCGTTCTGGAATCGATTACAACGTCTTCCGGGTGGTTGACTATGAACCTAATCAAGAGATCTAGAAACTCTTTGGATTTTTGCATTATGGCTTTAATTATAGCTTTTTTCTACTAATTCTGCACTACTGGCAGTTTCTGGATATGCTCCACAATCATGCCGGAAGTTGTCACAAGCACAGAGGCAATTGATACCGCACTCTCAACCCCTGCCAGAAGCACATCGACAGGATCGACCACTCCCACTTCAAGATATGGTCCTGTTTTTTGGGTCACCACATTGTAAGCATGGTCGATGTTGAGCGATTCTTCATCCTCAAGACCCATATTTTCGCGCAACTGGCGCGCCGGGTACTTCAGGGCCTCATTCAAGATAGGCGAAGATGTTTTGATTCGCGAGAGGGCGAGGCCAGCTCCGCATACGATGCCGTGTTGATATGCGGAGCGTACCGAGTTCACGCAATCCTCCACTTTATACTTGAGGGCTTTCTGCTCATTCTCCGTTGGTGCGCCGACTTTGATGACGGCCACAGCTTGAGTGAAGAGTGAAAGACGTCTTCGGAGCGACTCTTTTCGTTTCGTATCTTTTTCTGATTCGAAGTTAACACGCAAACTTGTGATCGCCGTAGCAACTTCAGATTTCTTGCCTTTGGGACCCACAATGACCGATTCTTCACGCCTGCAAATGAAGCGTGTGGCGTGACCGAGATCGGCTAGATCTACTGTCTCGAGCTTATCGCCCTTGGATTCAGTAAACATCTTTGCACCGGTCATGAGCGCGATGTCTTCAAGGGTTATTTTCCTATCTTCTGTTGTTGGAGCAGGTACCGCAACCACCAAGAACTTACCTTGGATCTTATTCAACACAGCTGTCGCGAGAGCAGATTGTTCCATGCTTTCG